TGGTAACTTACTTAAAATACAAACTTCAGAAGGTTTTAAAGAAATAGATTTAAACCCTATATTTAGTAGTGATAAAAAACAAGCTTTAGAGACTATAAAATACTTAGAGCAAGCGGCTAAAGATATTGAAGATGAAGAGATTGTGGGTTTAACCATGAATAAACTAGCTAATAACATTAAAGAAACAGGTAATGTAAACGCTGTAAACACTTTATTAAAAGGCAACACACCTTATCAATTTGAAAAAACAATAAAACCGGGTAAATCTTCTACAGGTTTACAAGGTGTATCTACACCTGACGTTGCTATGTATAATGTAGTGAAAGATGGTGAAATAATTAGCTCTTTGCCTATAGATAAAGTTGATGATTTTTTAAGAGATAATATAACTGAAGTAGAGTTTAATAAAATGAATAACACTTCTGTTAAAGCTTTAGAAACTGTAGCTGGTATGAGACGAGCTTATGTAGAGCAAGAAAGAAAAAGTGTTGAAATTAAACCTGCTACTAAAATAAAATACTATAAAGATAATTTTGCTAAAGATGCTATAAAAGTTCTTGATGGTTTAGGTTTTACAGAGGAAGATAAAGAAATAGTAGAAACATATATAGCAAATACTCAGAACCGAGAAGGTGAATTACAATTAGCTACAGCGCCAGGTTTAAGTAGAAGACAAGGCGTTTCACCTAATCAAATAATAAAAGAGCTTACAGCTTTAGATGGTTTGCCAGATGAGTTAAAACAACGTTTAATAGATGCTGGTTTTATTGACGCAATGAAATCAAGTGTTGACATTGGTATAAAAGATGTTGCTTTTAAAGAGGTGAATAAAGGTATTCCTACTATGCTAGAAGACATGTTAACTGAATTTGATAAAGGTGAATTATTAGATTTAGCTAATTATTATAATACAAAAATAGCTGGAATAACTTTAAACAAAGAGACTGGGGACATTACAGAAGTTGCTAAAATTGATGTAGAAAACTTAGATTTAGATGGTAGCATTAGAGATCAAATAAAAATAAGTGGTGATATTTCTGATACTAATAAGTTTATAATTAAAAGAGCTTATCAAAAGGATGAAAAAGAGGCTATAAAAGCTTATGAAGATTTTTATCCTGCTAAATTTGAATCACTAAATAAAGAGGTTGAAACCTTGGTAAATCAATTACCTAAAGGTGTTAATCTTTCTGTAGCAACAACACCAAGCGGTCCTTTACTTAGCGTGAAAGCTAATAGAAAAGTTTCATCTTCTGAAAATGAAACCATAAAAGATATAAGCGGAAGACTAGCTAGTATACAAAGCACGTATCATAATTTAGAATTTGATAGAAAAACCTCTGCAAACAAAATAGCTAACAATCGTAATTCATTTTACGATCAATTACAAGATGCAGAAAAAAATGATGATATAATAGCTACAGCTAATAAAGAATTTGGATTAGGTAACTTATTAGTTAAAGATGTTAATGATGCTTTTTCTACTCTTGCTCTAACGGTGCCAACTTTGTTTGATTCTGAATGGGCTATAGGTAAGCAAAAGCAATTAAACGATAAGAATAATTATTACAAAACAATGACTGAGCCTGAATTTAGCGCTGAGTATATTCTTAGAACTTTAGGTCAACAGTCGGCAAATATTACATTAGCACTAGCTACAGCGGGCGGTGGATCCGCTTTAGGGTTAACAAATGCAGCGGTAGCTAATACAATAGGTATAGGTTTTGGTACTGTGTCAGGTACGCAAACGTTTAGAGATTTAAACATAGAAGTTGACGTGTACGAAGAGGCAGAAAAGCAAGAAAAAATATATAAAGCTGCTTTTGATAGAGGTGAAATTAGTAAGTATAATTATGACATGGCTATGAGAGATATAAATACTACTCTAGCTATGGGCAAGTTAAATGATGGTCAGATAATGACTGCTTCTATATCTAACGCATTAATAGAAGGTACTCTTACTAGATTCTTAGGTACAGCGGCTAATTCTATAGCTTTAGTTAAAAACTTTAATACTGTAAACAGAAAAGCAATAGCAGAAAACCTATACAAAGGTGGATTTACAAAAGCAATTAATACAGTAGGTAAACCTTTAGCTGGTAGAACTGGTCTTGAAGTTGTAGAAGAACTAGGTATTTTTGCTGGGCAAAACTTTATAACTGATACAGCTATATTAGGTAGAGGCGCAGATAGAGAAACATTTTTAAAAGGTGCTAACGAAACTTTTTGGGCAACTGTAGTTACAGCTGGTATGTCTCAGTCAACAGGTATAACTTATAGTGGTATGAATTCTATGGGTTTAATCAAAGAATATGAAAAAGCTTTAAATAAAAAAAGGTTTGCATTAAACGATCTTTCTTTGTCTATACAAAACGCTAAAGATAAAAACATAAAAAAAGCTTTGCTGTTTGATTATCAACAAGAATTAATAGGTATGGGGCTAGATGTAGATTC